ATATATCCCATTTTATGTAATTTCCATTATTGAAAGTGTTGCATCTATTTTTTGGGCAACACTACAATCAATTTTCAAAACGTCCGTGGTCTGACACACCACCTTACCACCTGATAATAATTCTAGCGAACTGCCACTAGGTAAATTTACGCTTTTAGCTAAATAAACGGAAACATTAGTTTCAGTATCACTTGTATCTGTAACAAGTTGCACGCTTACAGTTACAGCCGTTGTATGTATATTTGTTAAAATTAATCCTAAGACTACGCTTGTTGTTGAACTAGGTACTGTATACATTGTTAAGGGTGTACCCGCACTAGACGGCGCGTTTTTTGTTTTTACTTTAAAAGTGTTAGCCATATTCCTATCTTCCTATAATTATCATTGTTGTTAAATATCGCAACTTAGCCAAGAGCAATCGCAAGGGCTGTAGCCTGAGGATCAGATTCAACTACTAAACTTGTTACCTCAGTTGTTGTTAAATTAGCGTCATTAGTTGCTGTGTTAATAAAAAACGGCAAATTAATCCACGCCGCGCCGTCATAAATTTTTGGTTGCCACGCTGTAGCTGTTGTTGTGTCAATCCACATTTGACCCGCGTAAGCTGTTGACGGCGCATTAGCCCCTGAGCTCATAGACGCAAGCGCTTGTAATCCGTTATTTAAATCTGTTCTAAAATTTGCAAAACTTTGATTTGCAATAATCATATCATGTTGTGACATTTATTTTTCTCCTAAGCTGTTTTAACGCCGTACCCTACCGCTTGATAATCAAAGGTTCGATTTACGTTTGCATTTGAACTATTATAAAAATTAATAGTAAATCCGTTTTTAGTTTTACTTGTTACTGTGTAATAATCACCTGATACCATATTTTGACCAATGACATTTAAACTTGGGCTTGCATAAAATGGTTTAGGAAAAGTAATAACTTTAGCACTTGTGCCTGACGCAACATCATCATCAAAAACTGTACGTTGTTCTAAATCAGCACTTATCGTTATTGCGTTTACTTGAGGTGTTGATTTATTGTCTACACTTTGTAATTTTAATCTAAATTTAAAAAAACGACCATTATAAGTAGAGGCTGTGCAATTATGAAAATCAGTAAATGTACTATTATCTGTTGATGTTGCAACTTGCACTACTACTTTACAATTTGACCCGTCTGATCCGTCAAAAGGGCTTGGGTGTGCTTCAAATGTTTCAAATGGGCTGTCATCAAATTGATCGTAATTATTATCTGAATTCATTGTAATTTTAATTGTAAAAGAAATATCACCTACAAAACCCATATCAAAAGTATTATGAAAATTATAAAAACCTGAGCTTGATATATTTTTATTAAAAAAATTAGGATTGCTTGTTTGATCTGTCCCGCCTAATTCAAAAAAACCTGACGGCGAATCAAAATTACCAATCGTATCTTCAAATACAGTTTGTGTATCTAATTTTATAATACTTGTATCATCATCATCAGTTGTTAAAGTTGTGCTGTCATAAGTACCTAAATTAAAAGATGATGTTTCATTTAAAGACGTTGCATTAAATATTTGTTTATTTGTAATTGTATTTACTACAGATAATTCATTAATAGATTCATTACCTAATTTATCTACCGCTTTAATCATGTACGTTACATTATCCATTAGTGAAACTATTGTACTTGTTCCGTCTTTACGCGGTACATTAATTAAATTTGTTGAATTAGCCCATAGCCCGCCACTTGTAACAGGTTGGTAACGTATAGAGTAAAAACTAATATCTAAATCACTAACAGCGCTCCAAGTTAAACGTATTTGATTACTACCAATAACCTCACATGAAAAATCTGTTACATCTTCGGGGCTTTCTGTTGCACCTACTATTGTTCTTGTTGCGGAAGTATAAGAAGATGAAACACCTAAGGTATTAATAGCCTTTACGCGAACTGTATAAGCATTATTATCAATAACATTAAGCATTTGATAAATAAGCTGTGATCCTATTGCTAAAATTTTAAAATCTGTTTCTCCTGATTTTTTTACCTCAACTTGATATTGTGCAACAAATTTATCAGTAGACGCTCCAACTACAATATTTAAACGTGTTAAAACTGTGCCGTCATTATAGGCTATAAGCTCATCATCTAAAGTAACTGACGCGGGCGCTGAAACTGAAAATGGATTTGGTAATGTTGTATTGGGTGTTGTGCTTTTAACAGGTTTACTAGACCATGTATAAATAGAATCATTATGCTCAATTAAACTTAAATTAACTGTGTGATCTTCATTTAAATTTAATCCAACAACTCTAAATGTTTTTGCACTCCAACTTGGGGAGCTATGCGTAATACCAACAATATCACCAATAGATAAATTTGTTGCCTCTGCACTTGTTGTAATACCAACTTTTATTGCGTCCCTTGATCGTCTTAATATTATCTCCGCCATTTCTTGCGCTTGATAATAATTTGTTATTGTTTTACTAAAATCAAATTGCCCTTCTAAAACTTTTGTATCAAGAGCTTTCATAGTAGCGTGTTTATCGGCTGTTGCCTCCGCGCTATCATCTATTGGGGGAAATTGAACTGTGTTAGCTTGGTAATTTTCATCAGGATCAATATAATTTACAATGACGCGATTATATTTATCGTTCATTGTTTCGCCTGTTATATCTATACCGCCTATAATATCATTTTCTGTAAGTGTAACGCTTGCTGATCCTGTTGTCTCAATTATTAAATGATATTTACCCGCCGTATATGGTAAATAGCCCCTACACCCTTTTATTAAATCTCTAACATTATCTAAAACTTTTGCTGACGTATCTATGACGCCGTTAATATCAAAAATATTTATTTGTGATCCACCACTATAAGGCGTTACATTAGTAGCACAAACAAGTGAGGCACTATAAAAACTTGGTATATTAACTTGTGATATTGCTAAACCTTTTCCGTATCTTTCATTAGTTAAAAAATCTAATAAACACCATGACGGATTAGTAGTAAAAGCTGATGCTTGTGCTTGTGAACTAGAATTGTATGCAACAACTTTTTTGCCTTCTATTACTGCTGTTATATTTGGTATTGATCCAAACACATCTTGATTCCAATTAAAACGAAAAGCTAAATAACATAAACCGCTAAGTTTATGTGTAGAACCCCATGAGCTTAAAGTAGTTAATGTTGAACTTGCAACTTGATCGTCTGTGCCAAAAAAAGGTTGAACTATAATATCAGTTGTATTTTGTGTTTCATTTGTACCGCCAATAACAGATCGTAAACCTGTTGATGTTTGCGCCGTACCATGCGCATAAGCATTACCAACTAATAATTCTTTTTCATCAATAAATATTTTTTCAATAGCATTAATTTCGCCCTCACATAAAACAAAGGCAACATATAAATATTGATTATCTGATCCTGATGTTTCAACAAAAATTCTAGTACCTCCTATTTTACGTTTTCCATAAATTATAGGTATAGATGCATTAGAAGAAACTTTATTTAATAATACACCTGTTGCATAATCTTCAGGTAAGGTATCGCCAAAATCAGGTATTTCAGGAATAGGAAATATCCAGCTAATAGCATTTTCAATAATATTAATTACAGGCTTAAATATATTTGCTATTGGTTTAAATATTGAACTAAAAAAACCCATTACTCACGCCCCCATTTAATATTAGTTGTTATTAAAGAGGCAAATTCAAAACCTTTATCACTTGCAAAAAATCGTTGTTGCGAACTATTATTAGTTTTACGTCCGTTTACTTTATCAAAATCTGCCCAATGACTAGCGCATGTTATAACAACCTGACTATCTGTTTCACTTTCTTTAATTGCATAAGATTCAGCTTTACCACTCCATAAAATAAAAGGATCATTAATTAAACTATTAGATGCATTTAAATACCCTCTATGTATCGTTACTGTATCGCCTGTTAAATTTTCTGATAACACTAAAGATATATATGTTTGGCTTGCGCCTTCTAAAACTAAATTAATAGAATTTAAACTTGGTTCAACACCTTCAACAGTATTATCAATAGATAATAAAGCGCCGTTGCCTAAATAATTATTACTATCATAAGTAATATTAAAACTTGCGTCAGTTAAATATACTATACTAGAAAAACCTATACTAACTAAATGAACAGGATTAATATTTTTAGATGCTAGTTCAGTTTGAACAGCACTTGTTAAACCTCTAGCCATTTAAATTGCCTCAATACAATCAAAACTATAGGAAAATACTAAATCTGAACCTGATAAATTATTTGCGGTAAATTCTTGTAAATCACTTGCTAAATAAACTGTTATGGCAACACTATCATAATTTACGCCCTCATCATTTGCTAAAGCTGTTGTTAAAGGTGGTTCTATTGTAACTGTTGACGCATTACTTGAACTCGTCACATCAGCAACAATCATGTATAATTTATTATGACCCGCAAATTTTATAAAGTCGCCCGCTTTAAATCTTCCTGAGCTGTCACTAGCAAAGCCGTCCATAGCAATAGTTGTATCGCCTACAGCGTGAACGCCGTTTACTAAAACTGATCCTGTTTCATTTCCTTTTGCATTAAAAGTTGTTGGTAGTGTTATTGTAAAACTTTCTTTAGATGATCGTTGTTTTAAAATAAAAGCCATTACGTCAGCAAAATCAGATCGTGTTTGAGGAGGATAAGATAATTGCAATCTCCATTTTTGCCCGTCTATTTGTCGAACAAATCTTTTACCTGAAATAGAATTATTAATTAATGTTTTTTGTTCACTTGATATTTTTATTCCTGAAAAGATTGTATCTGGTAAAGCCCCGCTCATGCTAACGCTCCTTTGCCTTGTTGACGTAATGCGTCATTAACTAAATTAACTATTAACCCTCGTCTATTGACTAACAAATTATCAAAGCCATTAGCGTCTGCTGTTTCTACATTTATATTAACAGTTGTATTACCGCCCATACCTCCAAGAGAATCATTTGGAATTACAGAGCTTGTTCTATTAGGAATAATTAATTCAGGCCCTTGTTCTCCAACCACATAAGGCTTGCCCGCTTGCGCCGTTCCGCCCTGAGCTAAGAACCCACCAAAAAACCCTCCTATGCCTGTCATAGCTAAGGCTTTTTTAAACGCAAAGACAACCGCCATTTTAGTTGCTACTGCTACTAAGTCTGCAATTACTGATCTTGCAAAATCTTGAAATTGAAATTTACCTGTTTTTACAAAATCTGATATTGCTGTTTCAAAATTTTTAAATGCTCTTTTACCAACCTGTTCAAATTGTGTTAAAACATCTAAACTATCTGTAACTGTACTTGTAAAACCTTTTTTAAAACCTGTAAAAGCATCACCAAATAATATTTTAAATCTATCAGCTAAAGTTAATGCCGCGCCTGATACTGAATCTACACCTGTTGCTAAATCGTTTGCCTCATCTTTAGTAGAAATCATCATAGCTTGTATTTCAAGCATAAGTATTTGTAATTCTGATGTATCTAAACGACCAAACCGAATCTGCTCAAATTGTTTGTTAAATTCATCAACGCCTTCTTTAACTAAAACACCTAAACCACCAATGAGTTGACCTAA